CGAGATACTGATCCAGCGTCTCGAGAGTCGCCGGCATGATGTATTCGTTGAAAACCTGCATTTGCGACAGGGACATGAGTTATTTCCTTACGATTGTGGGAGATCCGGGAACCGGCTCGCGATTGCGGCCGTACGTTCCTCTTTGGTGCCGCCGATTTTTCCTTTTGCGGCCCCGCCGCCACCTCCAGCACCAGCAGCCCCGCCGCCAGATGCCTTACTACCCGCGATCAACGGCGCGAAGGCCGTGTCGTTTGCGAATTCTGCTTTCAGCTCATCCAGCGTTGCCGCCGAGAGCTTGCCCTGCTGGTCAAGGACGACCACAACAGGCTTCCCGTCGCGCTGCTCGACGCTCAGACGGCGTTCGATGTGCGGCAACAGGGCTTTGGCGCTGCCTGGGATTGCCAGAGCGGACGCGATGTCAGTAGCGGTACGGCCAACGGTCAGGTCCCGGATCTGAGTGCTCAGCGTTCCACGCTCCTGTTCCAGCAAGCCGTTCAGCTCAGCTTCGCGGCGTTTGAATTTTTCAGACCAGGACTTTTCGAGCTCTTCGACGTTGCCAGACTTGCGAGCGGCTTCTTCACGCTCCAGTCGGGCCTGTTCTTCCGCGTCCTTGCGAGCCTTCTCTGCGGCCTTCTTCTCACCGAGCAGCTCATCAACCTTGGCCTTCAGGCCGGATACGTCTTCTTGCTGCGGCAGCCCCTCAATGCCGAGTACGAACTTGCCGTCCTTCTCGGTGTAAAGAGCGCGCACGGCTTCGTCGACACCATCAAGGGTGTCAATTTGAAATTTGATCATTTTCGTTCCCCTGGAACTTGAGAGAGGCCCAGCCTCTATTTTTTTACAACGAAGAGTTTACAGCGAGCTTTATTGTAGATAGAGTAGCGCTACAACGAAGCCGCTACAACTCAAAGGAATACAACGATGAACGGCGTACAGTTCTTACACGATACCCTTGGAAACCCAGTATTTGCTGTACTCCCAATTGATCACTACCGTCGACTGACCGATCAAAACCAAACCGTGATTGATGTTCAACCGCCCAACCTACTTGTAGATGGAGAATTTACAGTTAAGCTTCCCTATGGTGGCGCGGACGCGTACCTCGATATACGCGCGTTAGTTCGCCACCTTCTGAAAAATGAGATTTATGACCTGGCGATTAATCAGCGCGCACAGTCATTGGACCAGTACCCGCCAGAGCAACGCATGACTCTTGATCCAATCATTCGCCATGACTTTTTGCCTGCGTCGTCGCCTTACAAGAACACCATGCAAGCAACAGGTGAGGTGGTCGAGGCGCTCGTGAAATCCGGCTACTTCGTACGCATAAAAAAGAAGTACCCATACCTCAGCCGCACGGTAAACGCGCTGGCGATCGTGACTGAGAAGGCCGCGGACCTCAAATAGCTGTCGCCTCAAATCCCGGCGCGCTCGAAGGCTAAAGGTTCGAGAGCGCGCATCTGTACAAGGGTCACCGGCGCAAAGTTGCGATCAAGCTGCAGTTCAGAGAACCGTTCGATGCTCAGCCCACCCTCGCGGAGGAGTTTGGCGCGGACCGGGCCGATGGCCTTGTCCTGAAACGCTACCGGCTGCTGCTGGAGCCAGTCGTAATAGCTGAGGTCCGCCCTCACCTGCTGAGCACCAACGTCGCCGATAGATGCCCGAGTGGCGTCCTTGGCGAACAAGACGCTGAAGCGCGTCACCGCAACCACGGTCGAGCGGCAGTTAATGTGGATTGGCGGTCTCGGCCCCTCGGTCAGCTTGAACCTGCGCTTATCGAGTGTCCGGCACTGGCTGGTGGTCTTCGAATCCAGGGTGCTTACCCACTCCACCGACTGCACGACGTCGCTGTTTTCCTTCAGCGTCTCCATGCGTGCCTGGGTTGCGACGTGCTGCACCGCCGTGCGCACGATGGCGCCGGCGTTACGGTTCGTCGTAGCAAGGATGCCGTCGTTGTACTGGAGCGCCTTGGTGCCCCGGATATTCTTGATGATCTGGAAGTTCGTCTGGCCTTCGAAGAAGCCCTGCCTGATCGCGCCTGTGAGGCGTTGCCGCTCCGTGGCGGTGAAGCCATCAATGAACGACTTGAGCAGCTTCCCGCCGTCGGCACCGCGCACACTGAGCGGATTGGTGAGGATTGCCGCCCTGATTGCCGCAGCACCTGGCACTGCTGCATCGAAGGTGACGCCCACCGGCGCCGCGCGGGTCAGGCTGGTTGCTTCAAACTCGGCCTCGTAATTGGCGATGTCCACCAGATCGAGATTCAGCTTCTCGCTGTACCGGTCGAAGATGCCCAGCAGCAGGCTATCAACCTCGCTCAGCAGCCGCTCTAGGCGGGCGACGGTGTAATCCGTCAGGTCCGCGCGGGTCAGCCGCTCACGAATCGAGCGGTCGATCTCCTTGAGGAAGGGGGCGAACTTCGCCACCTCCCCTGACTTCAGCTGCTCCAGGAACACAGCATGCCGGATGGTGGCGTCAAGGATTGCTTGGTTTGCCGCCATTTAGGTTTTCCTCATCAGCGTCATCCAGGTCAGGCCCGGTGCTTTGTGCTTCCAGCTCATCCCGGATGTTGTCGTCAGTCTTCTCCGGGTTGATCACGCCGCGATCGCGCAGGTACTGCCAGAAGTCACCCTCGGGCAGCTTCCCGCCTTGCACTGCATTGAACAGCGCAGCCAAGATCGTCGCGTCCAGAGTGATCTGGCTGAAGTCTTGGTTGAGCTTGTAGACCACTTCTCCGGGCGCGTTCACAAACTCAGCCATCCATGCCAAGCACTGGCTGTAGGCCTCGCTGACGTTGCTCACAACCAGGGAGAGAACGCTGTGTTCGGCGGCGCTGTCGTTATCGGCCTGGGTTGCAGTCTTCACCGCACTGCCACGCTCGATCAGTCGGGCGCCGAGCGACACCATGTCCTCTTTCTTGGCGTCCATAGCCTCTTTGGCGACGGTGTTGGGCTGCGCCTGCCACACGCCACATGCGCCATTAACAGGGAGCAGCCAAGGCGCCCTGGAGCCCAGGAAGATCCCGGCCTTTTCGAGGTGGTCGCGCCATTGCTCATCAAGGCCAGACATCCACGGTTGAGGCTGGCCCACCAGGTAAGCCGCCTCTTCGTAGTCGGCACTGTTCCGGTAATGCCCGATATTCACTTCGGCCATGTCGTAAAGCGGGGAGTCGTCGATGCTGGTGTCGTTGTTCTCGCTGCCCAGGAACTGGAACGGGATGATTCTCCATGGCTGGCCTGAGCCGTTCAGCGGGGCAAATGGCGCGACGGTCATTTCCGTCTTGCTGGAGCCCTCTTCCCAAACCTCCTGGGTGTACACGCCGGAAGCATCCAGGCGCAGCACGCGATATTGGGTAACCTGCTCACTGCCGAATCCGTCGGCAGTATCGACGTCGATCTTTTCGCGCAGCACAACCAGGCTCAACAGGTGCTGACCGCCAACCTGGCGCGTCTTCCAGTTGATGATTGATTCAGCTGGGTAGCTGGCGACGTTTGCACGAGCACGCCCGGCCTGCTCGTCTGCCTTGCTCACGGTGCCAGGCTCGACAGCGGCGTAATCCACGAGCAGGCCGTGACGGCCGACTTCGAGCAAATGCCCGATAACCGACTGCGATTGCTGGTAAACGCTAACGCCTTGCCCGTCGATGTCCTTTGTCACGTAGTCGAGCGCACCGGGAACAGTCAAGGTTGGCCAGGTGCGGAACACCGCTCCCACCAGGCTGTGTTTCGTACGGCCGGTGGCGTTGTAGAACACAGCACGCTTCTTGTACGCGTCGTACCGGTCCTTGTTGTCCTGTGACTTGTCCGAGGCGTTCGGCCTGGGCAGGTAGTAATCGCCAGCAGCCTTGACTGTTTCCGAGCCCTTGCAGACGTCGCGCACCAAGCGCCAGCGGTACTGCGCCGCCGTGTACTCGGAGCGGGTGAAAGTGACGTCCGTCATCGAGCGACCCCCATTTTCATTGCGGTGACCGGTTTGATGATCGGGTACTCGCGGTGGATGAAGTAGCCGCCGGCGTCGTTCGCGTGATCGATGCCGGCGG